GCCATTTTAATTATTCTAGGCATATTTTAACTCCTCCTTTATTAATCAGCCATTTCCGTATAAGAAACATGCCAAGATAAATCAGAGGCAGTTCCTGCTGTAACATAAAGTAAATCTGTTTCGTCTAACCATAAAGGCCCCGTTGCATCTAAAAAACTTAGAGTTGCATCGGCTGGAACGGAAATTGTACTTGCTATTTTATAAAAAGTACTTCCGTTATCATTGCTAACTTCTAATGTAACATCACATGCGTCAGTTCCATCAGTGTTAGATATTAAAATTGTATCTATTTTGGCAGCGTACTCTGCAGTAACGTCTACCATTGTTGTTCTGTTTGTATCACCTAGAGCACCCATAGTGCACTTAGGGGTTATCGTTGCGACTGATACTAAATTTGGTGTTGCCATATTTTATCCTCTTCTTTTATTATCAAAAAATCATTGCCATTGCAATAGCTTTTCCTACCGTTGATATTTCATTTCCTGCATACTGTATGGTTCCTGAGCCTTTAGGCACGAAATTAATACCTATATTAGTAGATCCCCCACTAGCCGTAAAAGTAGGATGATTGTCAGCAGCTGCATTAGCATACGTAAGCTGATTAACAGCTGACCCAGTTGCCGTCAATAGAAATAATTCATTTCCACCAGTATCTAAAATTGAAGTACCGATTTTAGGTGCTGTTAAAGTTTTGTTAGTTAAAGTCTGTGTGCCTGTAAGAGTTACATCTCCACTTTCAGCTGAAAAGCCTGTGTCATAAACACCAGTGTCAGTTGCTACACCATCAAAATAAAGTATCTTCCAACCTTTATCATCCGTTGCCCAAGTAACTGTTGCTCCTGAACCAGAAGCTGCTTTTAATTGAACTGTGTATGCACCCGATGTACTGTTTTTAATAATGTAAAAATTTTCTACACCAACTGGAAAAGTTACAATTTTAGCACCTGTAATTGCTTGCGCAGAAACAGCTCCTAAAATAATTACTCTACTTGCAACTGTAGCACCAGTTGATCCATCGTCTTCAGTTAAATCTGTAGTATTCGCTCCAGTTCCGGCAGTGTTTAAAGTTTGTACTTTATATCCACCAGATATCTGTTCAATAATTTCTAAATTTGTATTTGTTTTTGTTCCCCATGTACCGGCATTTTCGCCAGTTGCCATTTTTTCTACACCGAGAGGGGTATAGGTTGATGCCATAATTTTGTTCTCCTAATTCATATTATTTGTTTTATATTTTGTATTATTCCTATTGTCAACATCCATTATCAAGAAGTTATAGCAGTATACCCCGCTGATTGGGTCGCTGTCACTTCACTATAACCGGCACTCTGAGTTGCAGTAATTCTACTATATCCTACAGGAGCTATATTTCCAAGACTAACCGTTGCAGAGACTCCAGTCAATCCTATTACATCAGCAGGTGTAATTGCACCTACAGAAGCTGTTACACCTAGTCCAGTTAAATCATAAGCTGTTTTAAGAACAGGAGTTCCTAGAGAAACTGTTAAACCTGATGGAGCCGTAATATTAACTAATTGGGTTTCAGTTACAGTAATTTCACCCACGCTGGCAGTAACACCTAATCCTGTTAAGCCTACTACATCCGCAGGGGAAATACTTCCCACAGAAGCAGTTACACCTAATCCACTGATAGCTTCTCCAATTGCAGGAGTAATAGCTCCAACAGAAACTGTTGCACTGACACCAGTTAATCCCATTACATCAGCTGGTGTAATAGCACCTACCGAAGCGGTTGCACCGACACCAGTTAATCCCATTACATCTGCAGGAGCAATAGCACCTACCGAAGCAGTTGCACTTAATCCTGCCGGTTGAACTAATTTATTAAATGAATCTCCCCATGGTTCTTCACCCCAACCATTTCTACCCCAACCAACTAAAGTTCCGGCATTATCAAAATCGCCAAGTTCAGATGTTAATTGAGAAGGTGCAGTTAAAGCTGCAATAGAAGTTAGGTCAAGAGTTAATGATCCTAATGAAGATGTTAAAGCTGAAGGAGCAGTTAATTCTGCTGTTATAGTTTGAGCGGCTACGACACTACCAACACTAGAAGTTGCACCGATACCAGTTAAAGCAACAGCATATTCTACACCCCAACCAGAGTTTCCCCATTCTTGTCGACCCCAACCTTCTTCATTGAAAGCAGTTAAAGATCCTACTGAAGAGGTTAAAGTTGCTGGTGCTGTTAATGATTGGGTGATTGTATTAGATGCCCAGGCATTGTGCCCCCAGGCTACTGAAGGACTATCACCACCCCAAACTGATGCCATAAGGAAATCCTCCTTAGGCTATTCTTATGATCGCTGTTGTAGCTGCTGCTGCTGGAAATTGAACTGTGAATGTTCCACTAGAAACTGTTTTGTCTCCACCAAAAGCTACTGCACAAACTGCAGCATCTGTTGCATGTGAATCATTATAAATTAAACATCCATTAGCAGTGAATGAAGCTGATGTCCAAGAGACATCTGCAAAATCACAAACCGCTGTTGAAGAATCCAAAGTTGGTGTAACACTTGTTAAAGCTTCTCCACCAGCTGTATATGCTGTTCCAGATGAGTTAGTAATTTCATTAGATGAAGAATAAGCTGTAGTACTCGCTCCTAAAGTTGCAGAACTTGTATACAATGCTATGTCAAAAGTGTTTCCAGTTGAAGCTGTAAAGTTATGTTCAGCCTCTAATATTTCTTGTTTAAAGCTATTACAAATTGCCGATGTTATTGCCATGTTTATCTCCTAATTATTGAGGCGGTGACTCGATTGGTATTCTTACTGTTCCATCCGTGTAATCGTCTCTTCTTCGTCTTCCAATTTGCATCGCTGCAAACTTTTGTAGTTCTTGTTTATACTTTCCTTCGTATAATGTCAACATATCCATTGGACCTTTTAAGAATCCATATGCCTCTACTAAACATGCATATAAAAGCCCTTGAGGGAAGTATCGGCTAACATAAGTCCCAGAAGTCTGTGTTTCCAAACCAGGTGGAATTTTATTAAAATAGATTCTAAAATTGTAATTAACATCGGGTGTAGGGGCTAAATAAATAGATCCTGAAGTAGTATCAGTAGTTCCTGTAGCTCCTCCAAACATAGCATAATATTTAGGTTTTCCTGTCACATCGGCACCTGAAGTCGTAGATCCCGATGGACCCGTTAATCTTCCTACATATTCAGATAAGAAAGTTTGATCACGTCTCTGTAACCACGTACCTTGCTCAGTGGTATTTGATGCATTAAATACTTCAACACCTCTTACAAATAAAGTTCCAGCTGGAACTCTAATATTATTAACATCTGCAGCCATAGTTCCTTCGTCTACAAATCTATCCGAATCCATAGGAAGATCATTTGAAATTCTATATTCTGCATTTTCTATAAATCTGCCTAGAATAGCACCAGTAAAAACAGTACTGTCTACTTCAGTATAATTTCTAATGTCTGTTTCTAATTCTGAAAGTGTATATGCTGCCATTATGCTTCTATGGTTACCGGTCCAACGGACACTGGATAACCACCTCCTTCTTTATTCCCTGCTGTAGCCGTATCAGTATTTACAACAAAATAAAACCAGTCTGTTGTAAAATCTGTATCTCTAGCACCTGCTACATATTTTCCTGTAGTTATAGCATAACCTGCTGCTAAAGCAATTTTGGCTCCGGTAATTCCATCCCAACTTTCTGGATTTGCATAAGTTCCTGCCGTACTTGGCATTCCTCTAAAACGATAGGTACTTCCATTTGTTAAACCATGATTTGGTACATTAACATTTATATAAGCCGATCCTGCACCATAAGTTGTAAAAGGATTGAAAGGCATTAATTGAGGAACTGCTGGAGCAGTTCTTGAAGGTCTTGCATGTTCTAAGCCTTGAGGATCAGCTCCTATTGGATGAGGTTTTAATTGAGGTTGTTTAACTTCAAATTCAGAAGTATGTACCCACGCACCAGTCCATTCTTTTACCATTTCTTTATATGGAAATGCTGCACCAGATCTGTCTGATATTGCAAGTGCTCTCCTACCTTTTGAAAATCTAGCCATTATTTTTTACCTGGTTTATATTGAGGATCACTAGTCATAATTGCATGGTATCTATCAACCATCGCTGGACTAGCTTTTCTTTTTTTCTTCTTAAGAAATTCGTTCATGCTTCTAACAGCTTTCTCTTTTTTATCTGAGTATTTATATACATTATCGAATAGTTGTTCAGCTTTACTTTTAGTTTTATCTTTAACGAGCTTACTGTGAATAGTTCCATATCTTTTTGGTTCTTTAGATGTGATTCCTAGTTTTCCTTTAATTCTTTTACCACCTTTGATAATGGCTCCCATTCCTTTAGTTATAATAGTCATTATTTTTTACCTTTTTTTGATTCTTTAATTTTAGTCTTTACTTTTTCATATGCTATTTTTCCTCCAAGCACAGCTGCACCCGCAGCATAAAGTGGTTTATTAGTTGTTGGATTTACAAAGCCTTGTTTTACTGATTTACTTCCTTTTTTAACTGCTTTTAAAATCGCTCCCATTCCTTTAGTAATTAATGTCATATGTTTGGATAATAAGTTTTAGGGGTTATATAAGTACTCGATGCAGAGCCATCTTCTGCCGCTGCTCTAGCAAATTCATCTTCGTATAATAATTTCATTTCTTGTGTTCTTTGCGGTGCAAACTTCATAGATAAATAATAAGATAATCCTGATATCATTGGTGGAATAAATCTATAAGGTGCATCCGTTGCATTAGTATAAGTTCCCGCGTCTTGAATTCTTTTTACATAGTAAACATTTAAATAATTGTCGGCTGCTGTTGAATTAGGTAAAGGATAAATTGTTATGGTAACTTTGTCTATAAATCTTTGAACCCAGTATTGTGATGGTGTTCCAAGCGATGCTTTATTAGCTGTCGCTGCATAAGCGTCTCTTGCAACTTTAGTTAATCCAATATCTGATTGAGCTGTAGTATTATAATTCTGTCTATAAGTAACATTTAAAATATCCGTAATCCCATAAATGTTTGTTGTAGGAGCAGTTGTAGCTTGTGGTGAAGCGGCAGCAGCTGCTGCACTATCTACAGAATTTCTGTAAAAAGTATAAACACCCATTCCTTCATCAGTCGCATCTACACTAGTTGCAGAACCTTCTATGATATTTATATTAGTATTTCCTACTTCCCAAAAATGAATGCCTCTATTGCCCCATTCTTGAAAAAGAATATTTAATGATCTTCGAGCTGTTTTTAATTGGTGACCTGCAGAACCTAGTAAACCAAGACGTTCATACGCATCAGTTATAATTTCATCAATAGAAAAGTCCTGGTCAAAACTATATGCTCCAGAAGTAGTATTTGCCATTAGATTTCCTATCCATAATAAACAGTTACATGTGTAACTACAGCATTAGTAACTACTAGACTTGTTCCACATCTAATCCCTGTCCCTGGTAACATTATGCTTCCATGAGATGGAGATAAGTGAGATGACACATTTGTTTGAGGTGTATTAACAATCCATACAGTAGTTGAATCATCAAGAACTGTAATTGTTCCTACCGCAACATTTGTAGGTACCACCCACGAAAGTCCTAAAATTCTAGTCGCTCCACTTTTAACTGTAGTACTTGTAGCTGTCGTAATGTTAGCCGTTTTTATATCCACTGGATATCCCATAATTTTCTCCTTAAAAAAGATGCTCCCTAAGGAGCATCTTTAATTATTTATTAACTCCAAGCAAAAGTGCCTGTAGTACTTGTTGGATATCTGCTTAAGTCAGAAGCAACACTCCAATAGCCTTTTGTATAGCATGTGAAATATAGATAACAACCAAATGTTAATATGTTTGTTGCTGCATTCGCAGGTGTAAACGTTAATACCGTTTCACTTGCAGCAGACGTATCCATAATTATGATACTAGATGAAGTAGATTCAATCTTTGAACCGGTTGTGAACACATCATCACCAGCACACGTAAAGGAAAGAGCAGATGTTCCACCCGCTGTGTCATCTGATTGAAGATGTACTACTATAGTTCCGACTGTTGCTGACGGCATTGTCACCGCTTGAGCTTGAGCACCTGTATAGTTGGTAATAGTAATTACATTAGCTGTATAAGTTAATGATGTCGCTGCTGCAACAGTAGTAGCAGTTAAACTAGTAAGATCTGGTTTTAGTCCCAGAGTTCTTGCAGTATAAGCTCCTGTTGAAGTGTTTTTATTGACCTGTTGAAATCCTTTTTCGGATCTAACCGGACCGTTAAACGTCGTGTTTGCCATAATATTCCTCCTAGAATATTTTAAATGTAGTCCCTAGGGGATAGTCGACTATACGCGTCTACATTTAAGTTTTATTAAAATTTGTATAGTGATTTATTTATATGATAGTTTTGAGTAGAGTGCAAGGGATCCCTGCATAAAAGTACGATTTCAGCGATGTGGCGTTTATCTATGTAGCCACAGAAATTTCAGGGGCAGAATCTCTAATAGTATTTTCTCTATTAGCAATTTTAAACTCTTCGGCTTTGATCTGAGTGATGGTACTTCTAATTTTCTCATCAATTTCAACCATGTTAAGAGTATATTTGCCATGTTGATTATACTCCTGTTGCCACCCTAACTCCAAGGACCTCTTTTGTTTGTATAGGTCTTCGGTCATTTATAACCTCCTCATAGGTTATTCTATTGGGAGTGTCTTTAAACATTCCCGTTGATTCCCACTTTACACTTTTTTCTCCTAGTTTGTCAAGGATAGATTGTTCAATAGACTTAGCGTTATCATCAGCTAAAACTTCAAATTTAGCGTGATAATCATAAGCCCATATTTTTATTAGGAATTTCTTCATATTTATTTTATCGGTAAGTCAGCCACAGTTTTATAGTTAAAGTTAAATGGAATAGCATATTTATATTTATCAATAAGGTTTCTCTTAGTATAATGCCAAAGAAAAGAAGAAAAAAGAGCAAATTTGCCACATGTAGGTGTAATAGTTCTATTAAGTTCTGGAAAGAATAATTTTTGAGGATGGTCATTTAAATAAATAGTTCCTGAAAAAAAAGCAGGTAGATGATGATGTTTTTGAGAAAATTCCCCAAAACCTTCTCTTATTCCCCATGATGTCCAAAGACTATAATGTTGTCTCAATAATTGGTTATCTTCCAAAGTATCCATATAATTTAATAGCTGAAGTAACAGAATCTGAAATTCTTTATCAAAATTAAAACAATCCCAAGCTGTATGATGCCCGCGAACATTGGTTTGATGGTTTAAATTATCATCCTTTTTAATACCTTCTTCTATTTTATTTATAAAATATTGAGGATTCTTTACATCCAATTGGCCTTCAATAAAAAAATAATCTCTTTCTATTTTTGATACAATTTCTTTCTCGATTTTCATAAACCTTTCTTAAAATTAAAATGAGGCCGAATTGTGTCCGGCCTCATTAATTAGTTTAGGTTACGCACCTTCAACGCCGAAGATACCTCTATAGTCAGAACAGCCGAAGCTGTATCTTTCTCTAGCTTTGTATCTAACGTTACCAGTATCAAAGTCCCCTTCCATTGAAGTTGTCAATGGAGTTCTTGAGAACAATTTCATACCATTTGGAACGTCTGTAATGATGTACCATGAATCAGTATCAGTTAAAAAGTTATTAACTCTATAACCTTGTGGGATCATTCCCATACTATTGATTGCATTGATGTCATTATCAGCTGTCTGAGTTCTACCTTGAGATTTCATCAATCTCTCAGCATTGAACTGATTTGCAGAAGGAATTATCATTTTAACTCCTTTAGCTGCAATTCTTAATCCTCTTTCATCAGTCATAGCAGCGATGTCAATCAGTGCTTGTTCTAATGAAGTTTCGTTAAGATCCGCTTGAGTTGATAAAGTGTTTGCAACATTAGGTCCAGTTGAGCACGTGTGTGCTGTACTGAATAATGCTACTGCGTCACCTGTTTTGAACGTAGCTACCGAAGGTAGACCATTGTTCAAAGGTAATGCACCTTTAACTTCTTTTGCGTTAGACATAGATCTTGCTAATGCTTT